CCGCAATCAGGTAGATCACGGATTCGTTGCTCTTCGGCGTGTCAATCAGCATCAGCGCGGCCACCATTCCGGCCACCATCGCGGCAAGGCCAATCGTCAGCGCAGAAGGCATCCAATGATCGCGGTGAATGGTGCGGGCGTTCTGCACGTCGTTTAGCTCGGCCTGGAGTTGTTGAACGGCCAGCGAGGCCAGCACCTCGGCGTTACGCAGCTCAAGCTCCCGCAGGCGTACCGCAGCGTCAGGCGACGACACAATAGACGCGACGGAATCAGGGTTTCCCTCAACGCCAAACGCAGCGGCCACCATCGCACCGACAGCGGCACCGCCCGGCCCCGCCATCGCCATACCAAGCGCCGGGGCTGCGACGGCTACCTTCTTGCCTACTTCTTTCCAGTCCATATCAGCCCCCGTGTTTCTTGAATGCCGCAGCGAGTCGAATGTCGTATTGATTCTTCACGTAAGCCGGGCCGTTGTAGCCCTTCGCAAATGCCGTCCAGTCGCCCTTGCGCAGCGCCATGTGAATTGCCGGATTGACGATCACGAAGCGCACAAAGGCTTCCAGTTGCCGCCCTTCCGACTCGCACATAAGCCGCTCGAAATCCGCAGCCGACTCGTAACCCAGCGTTTGCCAGTGAAAGCCCATGATCTGAAACAGGCCCCACGAAGCGGATTCGATTGCACAAGCCGGGTCAATTTGCCGCGCGAGGTGCAGCTTATCGTGTTCTTTGATGCCTCCAGAATATCCGCCCGGTGTCGCGTTAATAACGTCGGGCAAATAGCCGGAGAGAAGAACCGCATCGCGCCCAATAGCGGATAGGCGGCGGTGCATGATGTGACGCTCGAACAGGATCACGGGCCGACCGTCAGGCAGAAAGCCATTCCCGCGCGATTCGACCTCAGTCACCGCCTTTACCGCCGCAACGCTTGCAGCAAGGGCCGATGCCGCGCCCTCGAAGTCCTCAGCGGTTAAAGACTTTGCCGGGGCCAGCGCAGCCAGCGTAGAAGGCCCGGCGATACCGTCGGGCGTCAAACCACGCTGCGCCTGAAATGCCATCACCGCAGCCTCGGTGCCGGGGCCGAATACGCCGTCAGCCGGAATGCCAAGCTGAGATTGAAGGGCCGACACTTCAGGCCCGGAGCTACCGCGTTTGAGCATGGGAGACCCCAAAAGAAAAACCCCGCCGAAGCGGGGTCTGAGAGGGTGCCGATTGTCTCGGCGAAGGTGCAATCCCCGCGCACTACGGGGATTGGAAATCACATGCCAATTTCGATGGCGATATCATCAGCGCGCCACAGATCATAGAGCCCCTCATCACGATCTGCGGCTAGCTGCGCAAAAAGCTCCTCGATTTTTTCGCGCTGCCAGCCATACGTTGTGTCAGTAGCGCCGACAACATGACCGATTAAATACCCGACTGATTTATTTGTCCCGCATCGTCTACATGCGTCAATTACCTGAGCGACAGTGTTCGGAGTCTGTAGCGACGCAATGACATTCCATAACCACGACTGACGATCCCCGAGTCCAAACGTCTCGACGCGCGATGCAGCGTAATTCGCGGCTCCGTGCCGCCCGAACCAATAGCCACGCGCGATAAATTCGTCATACTCTGCATAGTTGGCATGCCCGAACGGATATCCCACTATATTCGCCGTGTTTTGCGGTACGCCAAGGCTCCGCAGCCAGTCGCGATTTTTGTCAAATGAGCCAAAATAGACTGATTTGTCAGTAGTTTCGTAATCCCAGTGTTCCCAGCCGTGGCTTGTAAAAGCAAAAAGCCCAGATGTATCGCTGTTCATCTCCTGCAGTTGCTCGGGTGTAATCCTGTCTGATTGACGCGTTGCAATCGCCTTTCCGTTTACAAATAACGTCACGGGTATCCCGTAGTGCTTCGCGAGCGGGCGAATCACGTCGTACATCTCTTTCATGCCGTCGTCAAAACTGACGACTATTCCGCCTTTTTTCCGCAGCGGAATAGCACCCAGCGCGGCAATCCATATCGACTCTTTTTGGGCGCTGGCAGTCAGCGTACATACCAGTTTTGTGCGCATACGCTGCGTCCAGCTCGGGGTACCCGCGCCGGCGGGTAGTGCGGGAGCGGCGGCAGAACCCCATTTCCAAAAATGCCAGTTGTTCGGTTGCACGAAATCAGCGTCAACGTAATCGAGGCGGGAGGCTGCCCCGATATAAGCATTCGTCATCGACAAGTCGCCCATATACAGATTAGCCGTCGAAAAAAGTGCCGGGTTAGTCGATTTCATGACCCATGAAACACCATTGCCGTCGAATCCAAAAGGTGTTTTTGCTGCGGCAGTGTTGCAGCCGAACAACTTAACGGCGCCAGAGGTCCCCGCAGGAATGTCAATCCGCAGCGTTGGCCGGCCGTTCCACAGCACAGCCGTGTCTACTGTGTATGTAAATCCTGGAGTGGCGTCAGAATTCCAGTCTGCTAAGACCGTCGTGTCCAAGAAATAAAAAATAGCAGGTGGAGTTCCGCTTTTTCGTGCATATGCTGGCGCGTCGACGTTTTTTGCGATTCCGGCGCTGGTTGGCGCGTCAAAAATTACAACCCCCTGGGCCGAGGTGGTTGCCGTCAGCACTGCTTGCGGCTTGCCGTCCGGCCCGGCCACGTAGTACGCGCCCGTGTCGATGGCTCTCAGGTGCTCATCCGGAGCGAGGATGCGCTTGCTCACTTCGGAGTTTTGCGCGTAGAAGAGCTTGACTTCACTATCGCTCATACGATGTCCTTGAAATGATTGTGGCGGGTTGCAACGCCGCCGAATGGGCGGGGTTTGACGGTCAGGCTTCCGGCGACAAGGCCGTACTCGAAGTCGATGCGGGCTTCGGCGGTCTTGGTTTTGAACAGGGCGTAGTGGTCGGCCGCGCGGGCGGGGTCGCTCCACGGCTGATTGGGCATGCGCTTGACGATGGCCTTGGCGCCTTCGCTGATCGCCTCGTAGTAGCGGTCTGCGAGAATGTCGGGCAGGGTCGTAGCGGTGAGCTTCGGCGCCAGCACGGCATAGATCGCGAGGCTGGCGCCGGCTACGCCGACCGGCGTCGGGTAAAGGATCACGGAGTCAAGGCCGCGCTGTGCGTAGTGCGACGGAAAGCCCGTGCGCGTCACGCTCATTGCTGCGGGGTTTTGGATGGGGGTGAGCGCCTTGCCGTTGAGCTTGGCTTCTCGCTCCCGGATGACGACCAGTCGAGCGCCGGCAGGCAGGGTCAGGGTGTATTCCGCCACCCCGTCGATGATCGGAATCGTCGGCAGGGCTTCGCGCCATGCTGTCGATTTCTCGCAAAACTCCGCAGCGGCGCGGATGATGGCCGAGTCGATGGCAATGGACGGGCAGCCCAACACCTCCGGCGCGATCATCGGATAGAAGGTTTCGAGCGCGGCCATTTAGCCCCCCTCTGCGGCGGCAACGCGGGACGGCACGCCGCCTTGATTGCCTGTGTTGGGACTGGTGGTGTAGGCCCGCTTTGCGCTTACGCCCAAGCCTGCGGCGAACAACTGGTAGTGCTGCTGCGACAGGGCGGCGTTGCCTGCATACTCCGCGTCTTTAAGGTAACAGCGGTGAATCACGTAGTCGGCCAGCAGGTTGGCAAGCGCGCCTTCCTGCGAGAGCTGATCCGTGCCGACGTTGGCAATCAGCAGGTCAGCTGGCTCAAGCGAATAGGACACCTCCAGCTTTTGCCCGGCCTGCGCCTGCGGATAGACGTAGAAGACCCGCGGGGATCGCTCGTCAAACATGAAATGCTTCGCGGGGCCGGCTGCGTCCGAATGCCAACTCGGGCGAAAGGCATCCAGCACCTCGCGCTCGATCACCCGGACGGCAGAGCCCGGCGAGTTGTCGGCATTGATGTTGCGGCTCGCGTCAAAGAACCGGACGACGTTCGCCGGAAGCTCCTGCTTCGTCCCGGCGACAAGCGTTATCGTTTCGGACTTGGCGTAGATGTCAGGACGAATGACCGCCATTTCCCGCCGGCCGTCGTTCAGATGGCGCAGGCGCTCGGCTTGCGGCCACCGGACAAACGACGGGTCTTGCAGCACGTCGTCAGCCCGCGCGAAGATTTCAAGGGGCGTCACCGCTCAATCAATCCGCGTCGATGATGTGGAACTGGTTGGTGTAGGTGATGACCGGCTCGCTGTTCTCGCCGGGGAACGGGGTGGCGACCTTCTGGGCGCGGAAGTAATCCACCATGTCGGCCGGCATTTCGACGGGCGTGTCGAACGGGTACATGGCGCTGGTGTCGTTGAAGCCCAGCAGAAGGCCGATGTCCTTGTTCCCGGCGGGGCGCTGGATGATGACGCGCTTGGTGCGGACGACTTGCGG